GTCTAAACGTCCTAGGTGGTGTTGCAGGCGCTACACAATTTGGTATCCCCGCCACAGCAGGCATAGTCGCCGGTGGTCGCCTTATTGACGCAGCCACGGGTCGCCGTTCCAAAGTAAATCGCTTTGTTAAGAAACTCGAGAAGCTCACCGGCCAGAAAGCACCCGAGGGTCCATCCCTGATTGCAGCGGCAGCCCTTGAAAAACAACAGGCAGAGCAAGCCAAGGCTGACGATGCAGCGGCCAAGGCAGCCCAAGAGGCAGAAGACGCTAACATCACCGGCACCCTTGCAGGTATGACAGGCAACGCGACAGACGGCAGCCCTCTGGGCACCATAGCAGTCGGAACAGGCATACCAACAGAAGAGATCCAAACCGTGGTCTCCGAATTGCGCCTGAAGCACCCAGCGGACAGCAAGAACCCCCAAGATGTGGCGGTCAACAAGGTCCTCGATGACGCCCAGGCGGGTCTTAACGGTGAGCAACGGCCTATCCGGGCTCTAACCCAGCTGGTCAACATTGTTAACGACCACTTAAACGCAAGTCTCATGGACGGCGGCAGTAGCGTTCAGCGTACTAGCCTTCCAGATGGTGACTTGGCTCGAGCCAAAGCAATCCAGATGGGCAATGCGCCCAAGATGGACGCAGCCCCTGCTGCCCAGACATCCCCAGCTCCCAATGTTGATACAGCGGCACCGGCACAGTCTACGGTCAACGGTAACCAGACAACCACGCCTGAGAACTACCAGGCTGGCATAGATGCTAACCGCACCGAGGGTCTACGCCTCCAAGCGCAGCTACTCGACACTCCCAATCTACCGGACAGTGAGCTAGAGGCACTCTATACAGCCCTAGAGGCGGTCCAGACTGAGAACATGCCCCTGGCAGCCATGGAAGACGTGGCACAGCTCTTAGTTGATGAGGGTGTAGCCCAGGAAAACGTAGACAAGTTCTATAAGCCTTATGTCGATCGGGTACGCCGCCAGCAGAAGCGCAAACCATCGATGCTGAAGCAGGCCCAGGCAACCCAAGAGGCCATGGCAGATAAACCTATATCTGACGACAGCCGTAGTGTTCCTGGTCCTATTAATATTAATGCTCACGTCCGGCATTTCGACAAATCTGCTTTAGACGTTGCTGCAAGACAGAACGACAAATCTAGAGAAATCCTTGTTGATATGCCGATTAAAGACTTTTTACAGGCGGCTAAGAAAGAAGTCAGTCCATCTAAACTCGAGGGCACAAGAAGTCTTGTATCAGAAAAGACACCTTTTAATTCCGTACCTAGTTTAACTTTTAAAAACAACGGCGATAGCACTGGGAAAGTTGTGAGCCATGACGGTAGGCACCGTGCAATGGCCTTAAAGGAAATAGGCGAGACCAATATACCTGTTAGACTCTCAAATGAAGGAGGTGATGGGCCAGCCATTCGGTGGGGGCAGCAAGATAACCCCAATAGTCCTGACTATGTGGAAAATATGCCCAATAAACTTATTGAAGAGGACGGTCTTTCTACGGTGCCCATGCCAAATCCTGTGGCGTCCCCAAATCAATCACAATCCAACGACAGTCGTAGTGTTCCTGAAGGCCCACCTCGCCAGTTTGGTGAGAAGACAGACGTGTCTATGGATACCAATTTGAACAATGCGTTCCAGGCTGCAAAAGCACAGGTTTACGCTAAAGGACGTGATTTCAAACTCGACCTCCAGGCAAAGTCTCTAGGGGCTCAGGAGCGCGAGGGTATCGACCTAAACACCCTCGATGAAGCCAACATTGATCGCCTGGCTGACTTTGTGGTCGAGGATGCCACGGAAGCACTTAAAGACAACGAGAATGCCATTGGTTGGTATGGCCGCACAGTAACGCAGGCACTTGAAACTGTAGGTGAGTTACACCCGGAGGTCCTCACAGATCCAAAAGCAAAGATGCAGTTTATCTGGGCCACAGCCGTAACTTCTAATGGCCTAAAGGTAGACAAGAACTTTGAGTTGGCCTTGGATGTTTATGAGACATTGAAAGAAACAGGTCGTTTCCCAACTGACGCAGGCATTGGACAAGCAGCTGCCGCTATAAACAGTGGTCTGGCTCAGTATCATACCATGTTAGAGAAGTTCCAACGGAAGTCTAACTCAGATGAGGGTGCGCATAATCTTTTGATTGAGTTTATGAACAGCAAAGTGCCCGTAAAGGAACTTGAAAAGGAATATGGCGTAAAGATCTCAGGTGAAGGCAAAAACACCCTAGTGCGCGGTGCCTCGATCTTGGGTCCTAAAATTGGCAACGGGTTTTATTCTAATCTGTACGGTAACTTTGATGAACTAACGATGGACCGTTGGCTTATGCGAACTGTCGGACGTTGGCGTGGTGGCCTGGTTAAACTAAACAAGCCTATGATTGCTCAGAAGACAAAAGAGATCCAGGATATGATGCCTGGACTAGAGTTTCAGGCTTTTAAACCTTTATTTGCAGGTTCAGGTGTCAAACTTAGTAACAATATGTCAAATAAGGCTGTCTCTAACTTTGCCAATGCTATTGCAAAAGCATCGATGGACCCAGCCTGGAGATCTGCAATAAATGCTATCCCAGGTGGTGAAAGCCTAAGAAAAGCTGGTAATGGCCTAGCAAAGTACCTAGATGGGCAGGTAGAAGCGCCAGCCGGTGCAAAAGAACGCACATTTATACGCGAGGTATTCCAGCGTGGGTTAAAACGCCTCCAAGATGCCCCGAGTGTGCGTCAAAGATCAAATGAACCACTCACTATGAGTGACTTGCAAGCATTACTCTGGTATCCAGAGAAAAGGCTGTACGACACAGCCAAGCAGAAAGATGGAGAAAGCCGTGGCTATGAAGACGACGAAGCGCCAGACTACGCAAACGCCGCAAGGAAATCCGTTCAAGATAGATTGGGGCAAGGAGATCGACTGGGATCTGCTGGAGCAGCTGGACCAGGAGGAGGAGGGACAATCGATCCCAATGCAGGACCTGGCGCAGACAACAGCATCATCTCCAACCTCCTCAACCCCCCTGGGAATACGAGTGGACGAACATCCAGGCCCGGTACTGGGCGCCCCACCAAAGGGCCTTCTCTCGCAAGAGTAGCCCTGGCAGCGGTTAAAAGGTTTGTCCCTCAGTCTAAGGCTGCTTTCCAGGTTGGTAAACGTGGAACTCCAGCAGAGAATGGGATCCAATCTCTAGACCAGGCAGTGGACTTGGCACACACACTAGGCATCACTGTGCGCCTCTTTGACAGTCAAGAAGAGATGTATGCATCCAGGTCAGCTTTTGATCCATCTGCTAATCCATCCGCTGTCGCCTCGTTTTACCAAAAAGGCGCATACGCTGGTGGCAAAGGTGCTGAAGGTACGGTCTTTGGCCTAAACCCTGGCTCACTTTTGGATAGTGGTGGATCAGTAAGCGGTATTGACGCTCTATCAAGCCTAATACATGAGATCGCCCATGGTATGACCTTGAGCCCCCTGGATCTAAACGGCTCCCAGGTTACTGACACTGAATTTACCAACCCGGTAACCGGCCAGCCCGACAGGGCACCCATGGGATCCTTTGCTGGTAGTGCTTTGAGACCCCTACTGGAAGGTAAGGGTGATCCCGACATCATGTCAGAGATCGACAACCTACAGATGAACGTGGATGCACACACAACCAATGACCCTGCCCAGCGCAGCGCGTTGCGTGAAGTCCGCAAATTGTCAACAAATCTCAAAGACTGGAAAGCCTACTACGACATGGAAGTAGACAACGGTTTCATGTCCAGATCTGATGCCGACACAGGCATAGCCAACAAACAGGATGTAGCTGACGGCTACACTGACTACATGCAAAGTGTACGCGAGTTGGCTGTGGATCCTGTATTAATATACTTGATTAATCCTAAGCTGGCTAAGTCGGTAATGCCTAAAACGGCTGCCCTCATACGCGAGCAGTTTAACAACGCTGGTAACAAAAAGGTCAAGTTCTTCTCTCACCCGGCTGCTGTCGTCATGGCTACGGTCATGGCCATGTTGGCCCAGGGTATGGCCGAGGAAGAGGAAGAGAAGCAAAGGATGCAAATGCCCCCTGGTGCTTTGACACCACCACCGCCCGGTATGGGCGCCTTAACAGCATAAGAACAAACAGAGGTCCCTCCGGGGGCCTCTTTTTATTAATGGAGAGCAAAATGATCCATAAGAACGCAATAGATTTAGTCCCCACGTTACGGGCCATCGAAGATGTACTACTTTCGCCTCTACTCAGTACTGAGCAAAAGTCAGCAATCGTCGGTGAGATGCACACTGCGCTGCCTGATAAGATGTTCTGCCCCAATTCGAGGCTAACACTGTCAATTATAACCAGCATTGTGAGGAAACACGATGGGAGCACCCAAGAACCCGAGGCCCAAAGCACCGAGGCCACCAAAAAACCCAGCAAAGGCAAGGGATCCAAAAGTAAACCCGCTGGCTCTTCAACATCAAACGCCCGAGGGAAGAGCAAAGTTTCGCCAAATGCTGGCAAACCGAAAGAATAAAGGTGGTCGCCCCAAAGGCACACCAGATGGCTACACACTCGAGCAAATTGCCCCAATACGAAAGAAGGCAAAAGAGGACGCTGAAAGGATCGTGAAGATCATGGCAAAAGAAAACGAAATTGATGACATCTATGCGGTCGAGGCCTTGAAAGCTGCCGTGGAGATTATGCGCGAACCTGGTCAAAACCGAGACCGCTTGACAGCTGCACGCATGGTCTTGGATTTCACCAAAACTAAACCCGCTGCTAAATCCGAGGTCACAATCGGGAAAGCCGAGCAATTCTTGGAGTCTCTATTGGTAGCAGACACTGAAGAAGAGCAAATTGAGCATGGACAAGAGACTTAAAAAAGTACGCAAACGCCTGTATGAAGAATTTGATTTCTACAGTCAGTCTGCACTGAAGATCCGTACCAAAGATGGTGACATCAAACCACTCAAACTAAACCCGGCACAGCAAATACTACAGGAAGCTGTAGACAAGCAAATGGCGTCAGAGGGTAAGGTACGGATCATCATCTTGAAGGCGCGGCAGCAAGGTCTCTCAACCCACGTTGGTGGATACTTGTACTTCAATGTTTCCCAACGCAAAGCCTGTAAGGCAATGGTCATTACGCACCACTCGGATAGTACCAGGGCACTCTTTGACATGACCAAGCGTTATCATGACAATTGCCCAGATCTACTGAAGCCTCACACCAAATACAGTTCTCGCCGGGAACTTACCTTCGATGTCCTGGACAGCTCTTTTGTTGTTGCGACAGCTGGTGGTGAAAGCATTGGCCGTGGTGAGACCCTGACACATGTTCACGCCTCGGAGCTTGCTTTTTGGCAAAAGTCTACTGCCCTGGAAAACTGGAACGGGATGACCCAGGCTGTACCAAACAAGCCGGGCACCGCTATCTTTGTAGAGAGCACTGCAAATGGTGTCAGTGGCATCTTCTATGATCTTTGGAAAGGTGCTGTTGAAGGTACAAATGGCTATGTGCCAGTGTTCATTCCCTGGTTTACAGACCCAGAATATAGGGAGCCTGTACCTGAAAACTTCGCGAGAACACCAGAAGAAAAAGACCTCTGTGAGAAGTATGACCTGGACGATGAGCAGCTCATGTTTCGCCGGCGTAAAATCGCACAGAACGGCATAGATTTATATCGACAAGAATACCCCTCGGAGCCATCAGAATCCTTCCTGACGACCGGACGGCCAGTGTTTAACCCAGAGGCCCTACATGCCCGTCTAGAGGCCTGTGAGGAGCCTAAGAAGCGCCTGGCACTAGAGGGGGATGACTGGCTTGAGAATGTACGCGGTGAATGTACGTTATACCGTACGCTTGACCCCGGAGAACAGTACACAATCGGCGCTGACGTTGCTATGGGCGTCCGGGGAGGGGACTACTCAGTTGCCCAGGTTCTAGACAGTAAGAAACGCCAGGTTGCGACCTATCGAGCACGGGTTCACCCAGATTACTTCGCAACAGTTCTTTATAAGCTCGGTGAATTCTTCAACATGGCTTTCATCATTGTGGAGAACAACAGTCACGGGATCCTGACCTGTACTAGGCTGGGAAAAGACATGGCATATCCAAACTTTTACACCGAGATCCAGGTGGACAAGTTAACGGAGAAGGAGACCCTCAAGCTGGGCTTCACAACCACTTCCAAAACCAAGCCCCTCATCATCGATGAGCTACGCGCGTGCGCGCGCGAGGGGGAACTAGAGCTAAACGACAAAACAACGATACGAGAAATGCTCACTTACATTGTCACCCCAACTGGCGGCATGGAAGCAGAAGCTGGTTGTTTTGATGATTGCGTCATGAGTTTGGCCCTCGCTAACCACATCCACGAAGGCGCGTGGGAACCCATACAGTCATCTGATGACTACTATATTGAAATGGTTTGATCATGAATAAAAACGAATACAAGAAGCTGGACGATGATAAGATTGTCACAATCCTCGATGACAACATCCGCCGCAGCGTAGGGTATTACGACAGTCAGATCAGCCGTGAACGCAAGCGCGTCACAGATTATTACAACGCCACTCTTCCGCGCCCAGCGCATGATGGTAATTCAAAATATGTATCCATGGATGTCTATGACACTGTGGAGAGCATGAAGGCGGCCCTGCTGGAGACTTTCAGCACTGGCTATAAGACGGTTCGGTTTGCACCCCAGAACGCAGATGACCAGAAGATCGCTGAGATCGCTACGGAATACTGTGACTATGTTGCTAACCGGCAGAACAACTTGTTTGAGATTATGCAGACGGTTATCCACGATGGTCTGATTGCTCGGGCAGGCATTGCCAAGGTCTTCTACTACTATGGCGATGAAAGTCATATTGAGGAGGTGACCGATCTAACCGAAGAGGAACTTGACGCTATCCTGGTACGCGACGATGTCGAGATCGAGGAGCTGGTTGAGGACTTCGGTTTATTCTCAGGTGAGCTACGCATTACGACCGATGCCAGCAAAGTATGCATCGAGAGTATTGCCCCAGAAGAGTTCATCATTGAGCCACAGGCACGCGATTTGGACAGCGTAGTATTCTGTGCCCACAGGACCACAAAGACGATCTCAGAACTCCGCGAGATGGGGTATGATGAGAAAAAGATCGAGAAGATCGGAGATCACTCTGACGTTGAGATGGAGACCGATCCAGAGGTACTCGCACGCCACGAAGAGATAGGAAACGACAGGGGCTTCAACACAAAAGGCTACCAGGACCAGGTTCGCCAGGTGACTGTATATGAAAACTACATAATGCTCGACCCAGACGCGACCGGCGTTGCAGAGCTTTACCGGATTGTCAAAGCTGGCAACGTAGTTCTTGAGATGGAAAAGGTTAATCACAAGCCTTTCGTGGCCTTTGTACCCTTGCCAATCCCACACGCATTCTTTGGTAATAACTTTGGTTCCAAGGTCATCCCAATCCAGAATGCCCGGACAGTATTGACCCGGTCTATCCTCGATCACGCCATGATCACCAACAACCCCCGATATATGGTGACTAAGGGTGGTCTGACCAATCCAAAGGAGCTGATCGACAACCGCGTAGGCGGTATCGTCAATGTCTCCAGACCTGATGCTATTGCACCTATGCCCCAGGCGTCCCTGAACCCCTTTGTGTTCCAAACGCTACAGCTCCTGGATGACGACAAAGAGGACACCACAGGCGTCTCCCGTCTTAGCCAGGGCCTGAATAAAGATGCCATCAGCAAGCAGAATAGTGCAGCTATGGTTGAGCAGCTGGCGACTATGTCCCAGCAGCGTCAAAAGATAATTGCCCGGAACTTCGCCAATGGTTTCCTGAAGCCTCTCTACCAGATGATCTATCGCCTGGTGATCGAGAACGTGCCTGACCAGGAAATTGTTGAGTTGGCCGGTAGTTATGTTGAGGTGTCACCAAGCCAGTGGGGATCAAAACGTGATGTACTGGTAGAAATGCACCTCGGTTATGGTGAGCAAGTGGAAGAAGCCCAGAAGTACCTGGCACTCCACCAGCTGATGTCACAGGATCCAACCCTGGCGACAATGTATCAGCCTCAGAACCAATATAAGTTAATGTCTCATGTCATGGAAAACAACGGCATCAAGAATGTCGCAGATTACCTGACACCACCGGAGCAGCTACCACCTCCACAGCCTGACCAGGCACAAGAGATGGCTATGCAAATGCAGCAGAAACAGCTGGAGATCCAAGAGAGACAAACCCAAATTGCGGAGCTTAAACAGCAAACAGACGCACAGATCGCACAGCTTAAACTTGAACTAGAGCGTACTAAGGCTGCACGCGGCTTCGCAATACAATCCGACTCAATCGACCTTAAAGAGGCACAGCTGGAACACAAGACGGCCACTGATTTGGCTGAACTTGAGATCCTCAGAAATGCTGAAGATGTCCGAGGGATTGCGTCACCAACGGGCTAAGTCCCAAAACCTAAGAGAGCAGCATGAACCAAGAAGAGCAACTTGTCGAAACTGGCGAGGCGGCTTCTGTCGTCTTGTCACAACCCGCGTTCAACCAGGTCATCAACAGCCTGGTCGAGCGTTCCTTCCAGACGTTTGTAAACACAAGCCCCGACCAGGGGCAGCTGAGAGAGCAAGCGTACAACCACTATCGCGCACTTGTGGACGTGGTTGACACATTGAAACAGCAAGTATCCGTCCGAGATGAGATCCTTGCAAAAGGCGACACCCGCCAAGAGGAGCTAAAGGACCATGAGTAACGTCCAAGAACAAGCTACCCCTTCGACTGTATATGAAGATGTTTCAGATGCAGCAGATGCCATTCTAGATCGCTGGTCAGACGGTGAAGACCTATCTGAAGATGAGAACCTAGAGGCGACAGACGAGGCCACTGACGAGACAGAAGAGGCCCCGGATGATATTGATGAAGATGATGATAACCAAGAAGACGAAAGTTCTGATGAGGACCCTGATGAGGACCCTGATGAAACTGACGAAGATGACGCCCAGGACGATGACGAAGACCTCCAAGAGGTCGAGCTGTCCGACGAAAGCGTTATTGAAATCGCAGTTGATGGGGAAACAAAACAGGCATCTTTAAAAGATCTTAAACGACTTTATGGCCAAGAGGCATCTCTCACTCGAAAGTCTCAAGAAGTAGCTTCCAAACGGAAAGAGGCAGATGATGCCTTAAATCGTGCGGACATCAGCTATCAAAAGCTCTTAGAAAGAGCAGAGGCCAGAAATAAACCATACGCTGAGCTAGATATGCTAGTTGCCAGCCGGTCTATGTCGGTCGAAGACTTTGCGGCTCTGCGCCGTGAGGCTTCAGAAGCAGAATCGGATCTCCGGTTTCTCAAGGAAGAGGCCAGCGCCTTTTACCAAGAGAACCAACAGCAATTCCAAGCCAAACAGCAAGAGGCTGCCCAAGAGTGTATCAAAACACTCCAAGAGCAGATCCCAGACTGGGGTAACGAAATGTACAACGATATCCGAGAATACGCTGTTTCTTCTGGTCTACCTCGAGAAGCGGTCGATCAATATGTCGATCCAAATGTCATTATGCTTTTGAACAAAGCCCGGTTGTATGACCAAACCAAAGTCGCTGCAAAGACCAAGAAGTCTAAGGCGATGAAGGTCAAAACAACAAAAGGTAAAGTCCTAAGATCTAACAAAGCACCAGCCTCACGTTCTGATACTAACACTAGAAGACGTGAAGTGACCGCAAAGCGTGTTCGTGAGAACTCAAGCCGCGTGGGTGACATGGATGACATTGCTGATGCCCTCATGAGCCGTTGGGAAGATTAATCCCATCTCATGTAAGGTACTAATACCATGGCAACTTTTACTACATATAACCAAATCGGCCAGGCCGAGGACGTTTCAGATATCATCATGGATATCACCCCAACTGACACCCCGATGACCTCAATGATGAAGTCTGAAAAGGTATCAGCTCGTACTTTTTCATTCCTGGAAGACAGCTTACGCGCTGCCGCTTCGAATGCAAAGGTCGAGGGAGCCGACTCCACTGATGTCACACTGACAGATGTAACTGAGCGTACAAACAACACTCAGATCTTGTCAGAATCTTTCAAGATCTCGGCAACTTCGGACGCAGTGCGTAGCCACGGCCGTGCCAAGGAGACCGCATACCAACTTGGTCGCACGCTCAAGAATATCAAGAAAGACTTAGAATTCAGCTATGTAGGTGTAGACCAAGCAGCTGTCGCAGGTAACGCAACTACAGCGCGTAAAATGCAATCTTTGATCAATCAGATCTCTACAGCGGTAGACGCCGGTGCAAATGCATCGGACGCCCTTACAGAGGCCAAGCTGCTGACAGCGGGTCAAACTGCGTATGACAATGGTTCAGATCCGACTGTGTTTATGATCAAGGCCGCTGACAGTACCATCGTCGCTGGCTTTGCAGCATCTGCTGGTCGTAACCGCGAAATTGCCCAGGGCAAAACCCTGACCAATGTGGTGGATTTATATATATCTCCGTTTGGTGAGTATAAAGTAGTGCTGAACCGTCACTTAGAAAGTTCACATGCGCTGCTGATTGACCCAACCATGTTCAAACAGTGTGTTCTGCGCCCATTCACGCGTACACTACTTTCCAAAAATGGTGACTCAGATCGCCATTACGTGGTCGGCGAATATTCCTGTAAACACAGTAACTTCGGCGACAGCGTCAAGATCACTGGCCTTTCCTAGGCCCGTGTAGGGGCCGTCCGTCCATCCAGGGGTTTTGCTCTCCTCTACCTGGGTGCCTGGGCGGCCCCACCCCCCCTACTCTTAAAGAGATACCCCCAAAATGACAAATACTACACAAGGCACGACCACTAAGTTGGTCGGCGTCACAACTGACTTCCTTGAGCAGTCAGGCGAGTTGATTGCAAAGCACACCCAGAACATTTCCCAGGCTTTCCTGGACGATCTCAAAGACGCCAGGAACGAAAGCTCTCAGATGCCGATCGGCGACATGATGCGCGTAGCATCCATCCCGACAGCAGTCATCGAGAAGTGGACCCGTGAAGGCTTCAACATCTACGAGGTCACCGGCGCTGAGATCATTAAGCGGCTCCAAGATGAGAGCCTTGATGCTTTCATAACTACAGACAAAAGGATCTAGAATGGCATACGGAAGCAAGGGCGGCTTTAAGCCGTGCAAGACATGTAAAAGCCCAACCACCTGTGGTCTCAACGGATCCTGTATGCGCCCAGGTAAATCCAATGGGTAAGGGGCTCTATGCAAACATCCACGCCAAACGCGCTGCTGGTAGAACTATGCGCCGGCAAGGTGCCGAGGGTGCCCCAACGGATGCTGCTTTTGCAAAGGCTGCACTGACCGCAAAAAAGCCGAAAGCTAAACCTAAGCCAGCGGCTAAAAAAAGGATCACCTAGATGAATAAAGGCCAAATACGAGCACACTTCATTGCTCTTCTTAACCGTAGCGATTGCAGTAATGCCCTGGCCGACACATTCATTGACCAGGCCCTCACTCGCATCCAGCGTGTACTCCGTATTCCAAGCATGGAGAAACAGCAGTCCTACTCAATTACTTCTGGTTCACCACTGACACAGGTAGTCATACCAGCAAACCTATTAGAGATCATTGACCTTCAGTATGATGGTGTGTCTCTATTGCGGGTTCCCCTCCATGAGATGGCAGCAGCGCAGCAAACAGGGATAGTTGGCAGCCCTAATTATTTTAGCCGCGAGCGCGAGGTGATTAAGGTAACACCTATGCCTAGCTCCGGTACTATCTATCTAAATTATTATGGTGAGTTTGATTCTCTAACCTCTGATGCTTCCAGTAATGTTATTACAAACATTGGATCAGACCTCCTAACATACACTGCATTAGCATATGCATCTGACTACTTCCTTGATGATCGTGGGCCTCTGTTTGAGGGTAAGGCAAACCAGTTTCTTTCTGAGATCCAAGACCAAGCTGACTCCGCTGAGACCTCTGGAATGGCCCAAGTTATGCGTCCCACTGTCAAATTCAGCGATTGAGGTAACTAATGGCATCATCATCTTTCTACAGCGGCACTGGCGTTACCCCCGAAAACACAGATGTTACGCCAGTAGCCCCTAGCAACATAACTGCAATCGAAGACAGTAAGAACGCTGCGGCCCTCTCTGAAGCTGCTGCTGCTGCCTCTGCTGCTGCCTCAGCAACCTCAGCATCATCTGCATCCGGCTCTGCAACCACAGCCACCACAAAGGCCTCTGAGAGCGTAGCTAGTGCCACAGCAAGCTCCACCTCTGCTGCTGCCTCACAGGCATCCAGAGTTGCATCTGAGGCCGCTAAGGTTGCCGCAGAAACAGCCAAGACCGCAGCAGAAACAGCCAAGACCGCAGCAGAGACTGCCCGTGACGCAGCCAGTGTATCTGAGGTGGCTTCTGGTGCCGCAGAGGTTGCTGCGGAAACAGCAGAGACCAATGCTGCCGCCAGCGCAGCCGCTGCTTTATCCTCCAAGAATGCTGCGGCCACTAGCGCCACCACAGCCTCCACCAAAGCAGCTGAGAGCGCTACTAGCGCTACCGCAGCGGAAGCATCTAACGTGGCCGCTTCTGTGGCTAAGGTTGCTGCGGAGACCGCGAAGACTGCTAGTCAAACTGCACAAGCTGCTTCTGAAGCTGCTAGGGACGCTGCCGCTATCAGCAAGACAGCAGCAGAGACCGCTGAGACTGGAGCCTCTTCTAGTGCTACCACAGCCACTACGCAGGCCTCTACTGCAACCGCACAAGCTGCCATAGCAGTAACAAAAGCATCTGAGGCTGCTACCAGTGCATCAGGTGCCAGCGCATCGGCAGTGAATGCAGCGGCCTCTGCAACTTCCGCGAGTAGCGCAGCAAGTACCGCCGCCAATGGCGCAATATCAATCATCTCGTCCTTGAGCTTTCTACAGGACTTTGGACTAATCACAGATTCAGTCGCGGATACCGCTGACTATGGGAGTATCGCAGCATGACTACGCAGATCAAAAGACGCCGTGGGACTACCACTCAGCACTCTAGTTTTACTGGTGCAGAGGGTGAGCTTACAATTGACACAACAAAAGATACCGTAGTTGTCCATGATGGTACTACTTCTGGTGGCCATCCGTTAGCCAAAGAAAGCTCCATCACTGGTAAAGTTGATAAAGCTGGCGCCACTATGACTGGTGATCTTACAGTCCCCAACGTAATCGTAAGCGGCAACGTAGATGGTCGTGATGTATCAGTAGATGGTACAAAGCTAGATGGTATTGAGGCTGGTGCTGACGTAACAGACGCAACCAATGTAGCCGCTGCGGGCGCTGCAATGGAAACAGGTGCAGACTTTACGGGTAACGTAACCTTCGGCTACAACGACAAAGCCATCTTTGGTGCTGGCAGTGATTTGCAGATCAAACACACAGGCACTCACGCTTATATGTCAAACACTACAGGAAACACTTACCTTCAAGGCGGTGGTCAGTTCCGTGTCCAAAGTGCTTCTGGTGAAAATCATTTTATTGCAAATGCTGATGGCGCAGTAAATCTTTACTACGACAACGCCCTCAAACTCGCCACCACCTCCAGCGGGGTAGACATCACGGGTACTTTGTCCAGCGATGGGCTGACTGTGGGTGACGTGGGAATACTTGTAGATAGTACAACGCAAGCCTTTTTAAAGTTAGATCGTGGTGATGCAACAAGCCACTATGCTCTTACACGTTATTATACTGGCGGCACAGAGGAGTGGCGTACAGGTACATACAATGACGCTACATCTAATTTTTACATTGCTACACCAACAGCCAAACAATTATCCATAACATCAGGCGGCGACATCTCCTTCTACGAGGACACAGGCACGACACCAAAGTTCTTCTGGGATGCGAGTGCGGAGAGCTTGGGCATTGGTATTACGCCTAGTAATACGTTACATCTGAGTTCTACAAGCCCACAGATCAGGCTAGAAGATACCGATGCCACTGGTTACAGTAAAATAAGTGGTTCTAGTGCTAATATTTATCTGCAAGCCGACGAAGGTA